AACTATACTACTGTGCAGCTTTTTGTGCTTTTGCTGCACCATCGTAATCCGCAGCAGTAATGCCACGACGAGTTAGCATAGTCTTAACACCTCGAACAGTTTTGCCAACCGTCTCTGCGATTTGCTCTACTGTAAGATCTGCAATGTTTTCGAGAGAAGCTAGTGGGTCTTCTTTCGCTGCAGACTTGGTGTTTTCCTGACGAGGAATCGCTTCGATCGCACCTGAGCGAAGTAGGCTAAGAGCCTTACCACGAACAGAGCTTACGCTACGACCCATTGCTTCGGCAATAGCCTCTACAAATGCGCCAGAGTTTACCATCTCAACAAACGTAGCTTCTTCAGCATCTGTATAAGTCTTTACAGCTTCTACCTTAGGAGCCGGCTTGATGTGGCCAGTAAGTTCCATTGACAGAATCTTGCCTTGAATCTGCTTAGCAGAAAATGCGCCATTTTCGAAGTACTGAGCAACTTCAGCATAAGTGTAGCTGCCGCTGTTATCTTCTACGAAAGTAGCAAGAGTAGCTGCTTGATCTTCTGAGAAGGCTTTACCGCCTGCTGCTGATGCAAGTTCTACTTCGTAGCCCATCTTGCGAAGCTTGCTAGAAACTGAGCGGGCTGAGGTATCCAGAGTCTCTGCAGCGCCTGCTACAGTTGTTTGTGATACGGGGGTTTCGTCACCTACGTATGAGGTGAGTTCGGTTGTGCGTTCGTCATTCCACTTAGGGACTGCCATTATATATTCTCCAAAATAAAAGTTTTAAGGTTACTTACAATAAGTACGCCAGATTCTCTGGCTTTCTGGGTTTTAGATGATTCTATACCACTTTCGTTTACTAGAATCTCTACATCTTTTGTTAAACTGCTCTTGACAGTATATCCTAGGGACTCAAGAGTTTTTGTAGCTTCAGCCTTCGTTTTGTAACTATTTAATTTGCCTGAGATACAAACTGTACCCTTAGGTTCAACATTAACATTACTAACGGCTTTGCGAAACTTGAAGTCAAAAGGAAGTGTTCCGTCATACCAAGAGTAGAACTCTGTTTTTAGCCAAGAAACTAAACTTTCTGTCGCTTTATTTCCGAGACCGGCTTTAGCGCAGCTATCGTAGCCTATGTCTTCAATTCCATTGCAGACTTTTGATAATTTTTCTGCGGCAGTTTTGCCGATCAACGGAATACTAAAGGCAGGAAGTAAAGTTTCTAAGCCAACTTCTTTAGAGTTTTCTATCTCTTCGAACAGTTTATGTCCTAACTTCTCGGAGGAGAGCCTCTCACAAATGTCCGCTAATTCGAGTTGATAAATCTCCTCTAAGTCGGTCAACCCGAGCTTAGTAATGGAGGCAGGGCCAAGCCCTTTAATTTTTAGCGTTTTTGCGAAGTGCTCCAGCTTTTTAGCTGATTGAGAATGACAGTTAGAATTTCTACAGTAAAGTAGATGGTTGGACCATTCAAGTGACGAGCTGCACGAAGGGCAATGTGTCGGGGCTTGAATTTCTGTCATTCGGGTTCTTCCTCAAAGTTGAAAAGATATTATACGGAAAACTAAGGTAAAAGTCAAGAATTATTTTTTTCAAGGTTATCTACTCGTTTGACAACTCTTGGTATAATCTCTCCAGACCTAATCACCTCGACCTGACACCCAATTTCTAGATCAAGTTCTCGTATGTATTCAATGTTGTGGAGTGTAGCTTTCGAGATTGTAGCATCGCCTATAAGAATAGGATCTAGAATTGCTACAGGGCTTACGACCCCGCTCTTACCTACTTGCCATACAACATCAAGGAGTGTTGTTACTACCCCTTCCTTCTGCTCCTTAAGAGCAAAAGCTCCTCGGGGGTGATGAGCGGTGAAACCCATCTCCGAGAAAACTTTGTAATCGTTAATTCTGTATACAATACCATCTGTAGGGTAGTTAGTTGCATCGAATTTATACACAGAAGTAAAACCTTGTACTTCTAGTGAGCGCATTGCCAGTGTCCACGGGCCGGGATGTATGTCTCCCTGTACATCATATGCTACAAAAGTTAGGGGGCGAGAGTGGAACTCGTCTATGCTCTTAAGGTTTAGTGACCCCGCTGCGACATTGCGAGCGTTTGGAATTCGCGAGGGACATACTACTTCCCCCGTAATTTGAATAGTTCCTGAATTAAGTATTTCTACAGGAACTAAGTAAGACATTTTTTCTGTGATGTCTTGGCCTTTAATACCGTCTCCACGAGTTAAAGCAAGCTCTAGCTTTCCTCTTACATATAGAAGAGATACTGCTGCACCATCTAGTTTAGGAGTAGATACATAATCTTCTAAGTTATTACAAACCCCATCAAGGCTGAAAAACTTTTGTAGCGAATACATTTTATAGAGGTGAGGAATCCCACCCGAAGTAGAGTGCCCAACTTTATTATATGAATACTTTTCTGCTAGCCTATCAAACTCTTCATCTGATAGTATGGGATTGCCTTCATAGTACGCAGCACTAGCTCTATCTAATAAATCTTTCAACTGTTGCTCCTTTTATCAATACGTATATTATACTAAATAATAGGATAGCTGTCAAGAATTATTTATAGATATCCTGTATGAGGTCCTTGAAATTTTCCTCGATGATCTCTTTACTCTCTGCGAGAGATAGTATTTCTGTAAGTCCTATAAATAATTCTTTAGAGTTTGAAAAGTCTATAGGCATAGAAATACCTTCAGGAGTAGGCTTCCACTCCTCAAAGAAATCTAAGTAGTATTTTCGTAGACTAAGATATTCTACACCGCGAAAGGTGCTCACAGTTAAACGAATCTGAACTTCTTTTACAGAATCGTAATGTATCACTCTCTCATAGAGTTCTGGTGCTTGGTATAAGTCCATTTCTACCGTCCGTTTTTAAGTACAGAGGCAAGAGGAACCACACTGGTAACAGTGGAAGGCTTTAGAAGTCTATACGAATCAGTATCCCAACAGAACAAAAGCAAAGTAGTTTTATCTTCTTTTGCACGACTACTTTTATTCTGAATGTAAGGAGTAGAAAAGTCTAATGTACAAACATTATACTTTAGCTTATTCGAGTTTTCACTTCTATAAGTTATAACAGCATCGCCATAGTCGTGTACTAGGTTAGCCAGGTCTTCTTTTTTCATCTATCTTTCTTCCTTCGATTGCAGGTTAGCAAAATTTTTTGCAATACTGACCTCTTTGGTGAAAGGTATAGATGCAAAGAAACGCTAAGGAGCGGGGAACTCCTTAGCGTCACACCATGTCCTAAGACTTGGATTTAGGCATTAATAGCGGCAATTACTCCAGCAAAATACTGAGCAGCTTTACCAGTCAGCTTTTCAACAATATCATTGTCGATTTCTTGACCCGCATCTGTGAGTGCGGCTACTAATGACTCCTGAGCGGCTGCCTTGGATACGCGTGAACCGCCACCACCAGTGCTGCCTCCAGAAGATTTACTTGAAGCTGCAGGAGTCTTCTTAACATAAACACCGGCTTTAGTCAGAATCATACGAACACCGTTAGGCGATTCTTCATACTCATCTGCCAAATCCTTCACGATTTCCATCGAATTTTCAGGTGTTGGATCAGCTCCTTCGTAGGCTTCAATTACTGCTGCTTTCTTATCGTCGTCCCATGCCACGATTTTTTACTCCTTGTTTCTCAATTTGAAATGATATTATATAAAATTTTTGAGCAAGTTGTCAAGAACTATTTTTTATAAGGTCTTGAGGTTCACTCCGTACTTCTCTAAGTGAGACAGCTTTCCTAGGTCATATGCAGCAGAGCTTGCGAAGAAGCCACCTGCAGATACTCCTGGAAACATTGAATCTTCACTATCTGTAGGCTCTGAGATATGAATATTGTAGCACTTGCAAGCGTACTTTTCTTCATAGTCAGTATCTGCCAGCCCTTTCTTGCTAGAAACATATTTTGAATCTAGCTCTCGCATAATCGTTCCTGCACGATGATATCGCGCTGACCATACGATCTCACCTACTTCAAAAGAATCTGCTACACACTCGTCAGGTAAGTAGTCTACTTCTTCCCGCTCATCTTTTGAAGTAATTCGCTGAGGTACTCCTACTCGCTCAATGATATTTTTTACGAATGAAGGAGAACGATATAAACTTTTTGCTATATCAGATACGGTCTCGCCCTGAAGATAGCTCATTACAGCTTCGCCAATTTCTACATTCGTAGCAGCTTTGCCACGATTCATGGCTTTACGCTTAGTAATATAAGCCTGAGTATCTAGCCAATCTTCTAGAATTTTGTCCAATCTCGTAGTGTTATACGAGATATTAAGCATATCACAGGCGGCTTTTTTCGTAATCGCCGTATCTGAAGAAGCCTCTGTAGGATTCAAGAGCTGATAGACTTTTTTGATGTTTGAGGGACTCAGGTTCTCGTAGTCCTTCTTCTTTACTCCTCGCCTCAAGTTTAGCCTCCAATTTAAATAGTAAACAACATATTGCGTGTGCTTCGTGATAGCACTCAGTTTCTGGGTCTAGATCCTCGCCTTCCATAATTGCAAAGATATGTCGAAGAGACGCACCCGTATACCGATTCTGTAAGTTATCTAGCTTTTTCCAATTATCTTCATCATACTTCTGAGCACCAAAAGTCAATACTTTTGCTACTTCTTGAATTGCTTTTGGAGGAAGTAGATACATACGCGGCTTTTCGCCATCAAACTTTCGTCCTTCACTCATAATCTTTATCCTCAAATAACCAAGCATAAAGCTCTACTTCGGAAACGAGACCATCATAGTCTTCCGTTTCACCTAAAAACTCTGCGATTTCACATACTATATCTACACTTACATCGTGCTCGTCTGCGAGTTTTCTCATGTACTCCAGTCTTTTTTCGCTAATCATCTTCAATTACCATCCAAGTTACCAGAATACTAGCACACATAAGCAATCCTGCTGTGTTTAGTAAAATTTCCATTACTTTTCCAAATAAAAATATATTATACTGAATTTATAGCACTTCGTCAAGAAGTAAACTCAGATACCATAGGGAAAATGCCCTTTAATTCTTCTGCACAGGCCAGTGCAATTTCTCGATGTTCTTTCTGCGTTTCGACCCCGCTACGGATTTCTATGTAATGCAGCCAGCTTCGTAGAGTTCCGTTCATATACATACGCGTAGGCGTGCAACCCTCTGGAAGAATAGCCCTAGCTTGTTCCTTTGCTATTCCCATCTTGATTGCGTGATCATAAGCCATTCTAGACGCGCTGATTATATTACGCTGAGAGTTCTCCCAGAAAGCAGCTGTCTGAGAATTATCGCATTCAATACTGTTTTGTCGATTTTTTTCGTCTTGCATTCGAGCTTCTCGCAGTACAAAGTTTCCTAGATCATCCGGTTCTGCATATCGTTGACTAAACTCTTGAAAAGAAAAGCTACGATGACGAAGTATTTGCTTCGATATATCACGAGTAGTTTCAATTTCCATACACACAGATACCATCTCAAATGGAGACCAATGCTTATGCTTCATAAGGTAGCGAACTAACTTTTCTGATGTAGCAGTATTGTTTTGGTTACTAGGATTTGATACTCGTGCAATATACGCAATATCTTCTAGTAGATTATTTCCTCCCAGCCCCTGAGAGTACCCGATTAGTTTAACGTTCATTTTGCTGTAATCCTTTTATCATACATTGCGTAGTTGTCATCCCACCATTCAGGACGATCTCTGTGAGACCATACTGCAAAAGTAGCTTTGTCAAGGTGATAGTAGTCACGATAAGACTGTATCGGATTATCGTAATCTTTCAAATCATCTGGCATTGCTAGGCCAAAAGTAGTAAATCCTTCTCTTGGCATATTTTTTGGGGCAGGTAATTTATTTACTACATCGACTATAGACTTATGCTGCTTGCCATAGCGATAATAGTATTCATCATTGAGAGCATTGCCATAGCAGTGAGTCCACTCAAAATTGTCTAAAGATGAACGAACCCATATCGTACAAGGATGATTATACATCATTGGCAGATATGGGGTCAAAGGTCTCTCTTCTAGAGGTAGGTGTTTTATTTCTTTCTTAAGCTCGTTAAGATGATCGCGCTCTTCTTTATTCAAAGCGCGAGGAACAAAGCCTAGATGCTCATCTACCCAGATGGCTGTACACATAAGTTGTGCTACTTCCAAAGGCATTTTCACAATGTGCTTGTCTACATGATACTCTGCACACTTGTCTAGGTCTTTGTCTAAATAAAATAAGTTCATTAGGTTATCTCCATTTCAGAATATATTATACTAAAATGGAGATGTTTTGTCAAGTAACATTTTCCAACTTAGTCATTAAGCGTTCTGCGCGATTTGGTACTTGTTTATGCCAACGGCTATCCCTACCCTCTTTCGCCGCTTGCTTCCAATCTTCCTTGATTAATGCTGCTTTCATTTTCTTGAACTTTCTCATACGAGTCCGCCCCATATTAAACATCATATTAACCAAGACCTCGTGGACGTCTCTAGGCCAACTAGAGAACCTTTCTCCGTATATAGCTTCACAATCTCCAATTGCTGTACAGAGGTCTTTTTCGAAGGCTGCTCTAACTCTTTTTTCTGATACTGCTGTTCCAATTGGCTCCCAGTATTCTTTATCTTCTCGGGTGATTCTATGCCCGATACCAAACGTGGGATAACCGAGATGATCGATATAGATGACATACTTTACTCCTTCGTCTATCTCTAGCTGCTTTTGAATTCTATCTACGTTCATTTTTTACCCATAAATCCTACTGCTGCTCGTACACCAAAAGATGCTGCAACAATTACGCTTAGTGTATATTGATACCACGCAGGCATCTGCTCTAGTGCCTCGAAACCTGCGTGTACATAGTCCACGGTTTGAGGAAAGAAGCATAGTATCATAGGAATACTAAAAAGAAGTGTTAACCACTCATCTTTCCAAGAAGTCCCAGAGTTGCGTGCCATGATTGATTCCCAATCTGCCTTACTCTGAGAAGCTGTTATCATTACCTGAGCTTCAGCGTCTGCCTTAGCTTTCATTTTAGCATTTTTACCTTCTAGCCAGGTTTTTCCCAACCCCGCTATAGATCCTACTATTCCGCCCCACATAATTAATCTCTAGTCTTACGACTCTTGTGAAAAGGGTCTTTCGACCCTCTCACGTATTGTACAAAGGTTATAGCCATTATACTCCATATATATCCTGCAGCTAATAGCGTCATTACTATCGCTAAATCTATTATAAGTTTTTCCAAGTAAATGCTCCAAAAAACATTTCGTCTTCCGACATCTGTCCCCAAGGTACGAGTCTGCTGGGGTCTGGATTCATTGGGTTGTCTGCTGAGTTGTCAAACCAACCCTCCACATGTAGCTTAGTTCCTTTCGGCAAAAACTTAGGCTCACGCCAAGTATATGAAAGTTGCCAAGCATATTCATAGCGTGGAATGTCAATAAGTTCTTCTACCTCACCATCTGGATAGTATGCTGTTGCTCTCATTGCCTTGCCCCGAAAGTGCATATGTGGCAAGAAGGTATGCAACATTACATCATTCTTTAGTACAACATCAGCCTCTTGTTTGAAGTTGGGATCATATGGTGGAATTGGTGTCCACTTATCAGGGAAGATACAAGCACAGTCGCCTGCCATTCTTTCTTCTGGGACTACACCTTCATCGTGAAAGTATAAACCAATTCGTGCTTTGTCAGTTCTAGGAGTACCGTCAGGCGTATAATGTAGTTGTAGATTTACTTTACTGCCTGCCCGCAATAAACCGCCTGTGTTCTCATCATAGAAGTCTGGATCACCTCCAGGAACATAGGCACTTACACTAGCATAGTCCATATTTTGCTGTTCACCGCCTTGTGTACCAAGAATGTTTCTGTTTCTTTCTCCTGGCACTGACACTGAGTTAAGCATATGGTGCATTACAGTAGGCTCAGAAGGAAGAAATTCTGAACCCCGTAGCCACTTATCTTCTGTGAGACCTAAGTCTACACCTACATAACGATAAGGAATAGCACTGGGGCCTGCAGGAATCTCTTGTGGCGGTACTTCAACAATCATATCAGGCTCACCGTGAACCCACTCAGAAGTAGAGTATACTGTCTCAGTGAGAGGGTCTCTATCCCCTTCTACAGGTGCGCCCGCATTGACCCACTCTACAATCGTATCCATCTCTAGATCGCTGAGTGTTCTATGGTTCACAATCACATCAGCATACTTGCGATTGATCTGTCCTGGTGGCATATGCAACGTAGTGACTGCTTCTTTAATGGCAGGTGCAAATGCTTGAAGCATTCGATAGTCTGTCATAGCCCAAGGTGCAATACCTCCCTCTCTATGACAGCTCTGACACTGCTCTACAAAGATAGGTGCTACATTTTCTGCATAATCAATTTCTGCTCCATCAGCTCGTGCGCCTGCTAACAGCACCATCAAACTAAAGGTCCACACAGATGCGTTTAGTCTACTCATCTTTTGATATCTCCTTAATGTACTTTGCCATGAGAGTAATTTCATCATCGCTTAAAGTTGCTGCCTGACCAAACATAATACCGCTCATATCGCCACGGTGAATCATATTCTTGTAGTCCTGCAATGCTTCTGTAATTTGATCTTCCTCTAGAAAACTAAGTCCTGGGAATCCTGGTTTACCTTCTGCTTTATTACCGTGGCACGCTGCACACGTCTTCCACTTCATCTCTACGGAGCTAAAGTCTGCTTCTTGTGCGTATAGTGTTCTTGCACCCATCAATACTACAAATTGAAAAAATAAAAGTGCTACGAATCCTATTGCGCAACCCCATAGACCTTGTCTTGCTTGCTTTACTGTTGGCATTCATCTTCTCCATCAATAACTGCTTGGGATTGTTCTATCCACATCTGCATAGTTTTATTTGTTTTATAATTAGACTCTTTAGCTGCTTCACCAAAAGTGTCAATAACCCACTGAGCGCAGTCTTTGCTGCGCCCGTGGTAATTTAGTACAGTATTAATCTCCTGTTCCATATCTCTCCTCTTTCAACTGCGCAAAGCCTTCCTCGTCTAAATGTGTGATAGCAAGCCAAGCATGAGTCATTTCGTCCCCGGTGCGAGATCCACCCATTACATACATATCTGGGTCAGGGTTATTTGGATTTTCACTTGTGTTATCATACCATTGCTTGAGAATGATAACTGCCCCTGCCGGAATTAAGGGCGCACTATCTGGAGCATACAGGTGACTGTGGTGCCACGTAGCACTCCATTTAGAAATCTGACTTACCTGTTCGGTGCGACCTGTTTCTGGATAAAAGATTTCAAGGCTTGCTGCATTCATACGCAAGTGACCGTGAGGCTGAAAGCTATCTAGTCGCACAGGATGATCGAATGAATGAAAGCCCTGTGTCATAGCATATCCATTGGGAGGAATAACCAAGTCGTCTTGATCCCCGAGGCGATATAAACTCAAATCTTGTTTGTATTTCAGTTGTTCGCTTTCCTCTTCGGTGTATAACCAGAGACCAATCTCTACCACGTTGTCTTTTATAACTGAACCTGGTGCCATTGCCCCAAGACCGCCTGGGAACATGTGAATATCCCAACTGATTTGTGCGTTTGCTGGGATTGTACGACAAACTCCTTCTGGTACAATCTCTCCCCACTTTCCCATAGCGTACTCAGTGAGCATGCCTTCACGCCCTTCTGCTGTAAGAATACTAGAGTTAGCGTGATGCACTACAGACTTCGCTGCACCTCGTGGCTTTACTTGTACTGCTTTTATACAGCGATCTTCTGTAATACCACTAGGTACTAGGTGCTTGTGCCATAGATCATTGCCATTTGCAGGAATATCAATTGCTACACTAGGAATGATTGCATTGGGTGCGCCAAAGTCCGCTTCGAAATTCCATGCTTCTGGGTCTTTCATAGTGGGGGCTTGTACTATTGTATCAGGATCTCCATAAACTGAGCCTTCATTTACCCAGGCTACTACAGTGTCAATATCTTCTTGTGCTAGTCGCCAATCACCTTGTAAGTCTTGAATACCAATGCCGTGATCGTAAGCATAAGGAGGCATTTCTCGTGATGCTACTTTCATAGCAATCAGTGGAGCCCATGGACGGACTTGCTCGTAAGTTTCGAAACTCATTGGACCGATGCCGCCTTGACGATGACATACTACACAGTTCTCGTTAATAATGTTCGCTACTTCTTGTGTATATGTCTGGGAAAAGGCTTTAGTGCCTATAACTAGGCCTACGCCAAAAGCTATTGTGTGTACTATTAATTTTTTCATAGATTCTCCAAGAAAAAAGGGTCGAGATTTCTCCCGACCCCGTAGGTCTTTACATGCTTGTGAAAAGTACGAGTCCGGGAATTGACAAGACCAATGCCAACATTCCGAAGGTCTGAGCGACCGCTACTACCTCATACTTAGTTATTACTAACTTATTCAATGACTTCTCCTAATTTATTGATATGGTAATGGGGCGATCTTCTTCTGGAATTTCTTCCTGAAGATCAATACAAAGCAATCCCCTATTCATATACGCTTTTGAAAGTTTAATATGATCGCCTACTCGGAAATTGCGTGTAAAACATTTACCACTCAATCCCTTATAGACATATGTTTCATCCGGATTTTCTGTTTGCTTTGTAGTGCCTTTTACGCTAAGTACATTTTTATGTAGCGAGATTTCGATATCCTCTTTATGCCAGCCAGGTACTGCGATTTCAATTCTATAATTGAAATCTCCTGCCTTTACGACATTATAACGAGGATAACCTCCATCTACTGTACTTGCAAAGAAGTCATCTTGTAAGCGGTCAAACCCAAGAAAAAATTTCGGCAGGTCTGCCATAGACAATTTATGTGTTGTCATACATATCTCCTTTCCCCCTTTCGGCGGGACTTTGAAGCCCTTTCGGCACTTCGTTTACTTACGAGAAAAAGCCCTCCTTCGTTAGAAAGAGAGCTTAGTTATAGCCCGTTGGGTAATAAGGTGGGCCAAACCCCATTAAAAAAGACACTCGCTAACTAATCCTTGCAAAGATTAGTCAGAGGAGGCATCTCGTTCCTAGGTTGAGCCGGCTGATCGAACGAGTGTCTTTATTGATGGAGCCGAGAAGGTTTGAAACCCTGTCCAAACCTCCTATTGCATACTTCTATTTTGACTCTTTCATCTCTTTAACAGCTTGAAGCAGCTTATTGCCCAATGTTTCCCCAGGGTCTTCCATCATATCACCTGCGGTTGTGAACTTCATCTCTACATATTTAGAGGCAGCAGCTTCTTCGCACTCTCTTGAACAAAACTGTGCAAATTCAAGTACGAGTTTAAATTCTTTATCACAGATAGGGCAGGTTTTAGTTGTCATACAAACTTTGTACTGCTTCTATTTGTTCTGTGAGATCGGTTATATTGGCACAAAACATACGTATGATTTTATAGTTTTCGTTTTTATCTCTGCCGCTTACTTCAAGCGTATAGCCGTTTTCTAGAATTTCTATGTTAATTCCTGAATTTACTTCTTTTAGTTTCTTTTTAATCATACAATTGGCTCCAACTTTTTAGTTTTAGTTTCTTGAATTTTGCACGTTCTTCCATAGCTTCCCAGTCAAGATAACCCATATCTACTAACAACTTTAGCATACAGTAAACATCGCCTGCTTCGTCTACTAGATCGTTTCGGCTCTTTTCGTCCCCGTTGCGACGTAGTATTTTTGAGCAGGCTTGAGTAAGCTCTCCACACTCTTCCATAGTAATTACGAGTGCTTGTGTTGTTTTATCCATCGTAACCTAACTCCTTTGCTCGCTTCTTCAATTCAATTTGTTCCAGTCAGTGGCTTCTGGCATCAACTCAACGGCATCGCCAAACTTTTCTTTCAGTTGATTATACACTCCTGAAGTAGCCACTGTCAGCCTATATCCGTCACGATGGCAACGATATCGACTACCGCTCGCTCCTTCGAATACCGCATGCTTGCCACCTATTGTAGCTTTTGTGATGCCACTGTTCATTCGCCAAGAGTCACCGTCAAGATAGCCGCCACTCCATCCTGCTAGGACTTTATAGAGTGTTTCATCTTCATTAACGATTTTAAGCACAACCCACGAATCGGGAGTATATTCACTCATGTTTCTTTCTCCATTTCAATAAGTATATTATACAGAGATTTTGGAGTTTTGTAAAGAATTATTTAGGAATATTCTTTTCTATGTACTGTATGTGAATAAGCATTATTTACGAAAGCTTGCTCTCTCTCACTCAGGTTTCCCCAGTCTGCCATGCAATGGTTGCAGTACTCCTTCACGAGTGCTGGTCTCTCCAGATGAAGCTGAGTCATCATCATTCTGTGAAGAATGTCCAACCTCATCTCTTTCTCTTTTCTTCCAGTCATTACAGCGTCTCTTTGAATTAATTAACTTACGTACTGTATGGTATCTATTCATTTATTTCTTCCAGGAGGTGGAAAGCATACTGCGCTGAATGTATTGAACAATTTATTGAATCTTAACTCATTCATAGCTTTCATGCCAATAAGCAGATTCATCAACTTATCGCTATATTCAGCATCCAGGTCTCTGAAAACAGGATCATGTCCTAGAGCATCAAGTATAACTTTAATTTCTTCAGTCACCTGCCAGCATGACAAAATATCTTCTTCTAAATCAAACCGTGTCTTATTCATAACTTCCCTTGTGCTTACGATATCCTCGCTTCTGAGCTTTTTTCGAGTCCATGTGCGACCCCGCCCCGCAACGCTGAGCGTGTTTTGCTACAAAGTTTCTAGCAGTCTGGGTCGAAATCGTACCACTCCTGCGCTTCATCGGGTTCATATTCATCAATCTCATCTAAACAAGTTTCACAGATTAGGTCTTCACCACAATCCATTCCACAAATTTCGCATTCATTCGTCATCATCGTGTTCCAGTTTAATATACCCTTCATCTTCTAGATGAGCAAGGCAGTCGTTTACACCTTTACGAAATCCAATCTCATAGCTAGTATACCCAGCTCCGAGGAGGCAGACCCCGTAGATACCGTACTCTATCCAATTCATAATTCTTCCTTACTTTTTTCAGAATATGTATATTATAGTCATTTTTGACCAGGATGTCAAGAAAAATTTTTCTTTGCTTTGGACTTCGCATATTTTGTCCTTGACAACCATCCTCAAATTTATTATAATATACAAAATGAAAAAACAAATGTGGAAATCAAGAGAAGTTGAGGTGTTGCGTAAGTACTATAACGAAGTACCTATGCACGAACTACTCGAAATGCTTCCAGGTAGAACAGAAAATTCTATCTACAAAAAGGTACAGTACCTTCGCAAGAAGGGTTTTATTTTAACGAGGAGAAAAGACCATGGGAATTAAATTTAAGAAGAGCGAGCCAGTACGACAGAAAGACGGTACATTGCGATACAAGCATCACTACATGAAGGCTGTTTCTACTGCAACGCTTGCACAATACCTGGAGGCAAACAATGCCAAGCCAAAGGTAAAGCAAAAGGTTCTAAATGAACTTGTAAGGAGAAATAGTGCGATCAGTAACAGTTAGAAATGGAAATGTAGACGCAGCGCTTCGTGTATTTAAGCGCAAGGTAAACAACAGTGAAGTACTGATGGAATACCGAGAGCGACAAACTTACACGAAGCGTTCCAGTCACAAACAACGAAAAAAACAAGCGGCAATTGTTCGCGAGAGAAAAAGGCAGCAAAATGATTGAAGTAACGAATTTTGAGAAGGTAGGCGACTTTATGGAAGCCTGCGACCAGGACGTAAACCTAGAGCCAGATTTTCCACAAACAGAGACGATGATTCTTCGGATTGCTCTGATTGAGGAAGAAATGGATGAGCTGATTGAAGCACAGGAGTCTAGGGACTTGGTAGGTGTAGCAGATGCACTTACAGATCTTCTTTATGTTATCTATGGTACTGGGCACGCTTATGGCATTGACCTTGATAGTTGCTTCGAAGAAGTACATCAAAGCAATATGTCAAAGCTCGTAGATGGCTATGCTCAGAAGAATGAAATGGGTAAGGTTATGAAAGGGCCTGACTATTTCGAACCTAATTTAGTAGAGGTACTTGGTCTTTGATTAAGTGCCTTATGTGTGGAGTGGGGCATATCGTCAAAGACGTGTGCATTCACTGCAATTTTAAATATATGTCGAGGGAAGAATGGATCAAGAGATTACAGAGGAAGAAATTAGAGGAATCCTCCTCGAAGTTATCGGACTCGTCAACGAAGCAAGACTAGGGAATGAAAGAGAGTATAATATTGACACTGCTCTCTTTAATCTCAAAGTTTTGCAACAGGAAATGGACTTTGCAAGAATAGCGAAGAGAGGTTATTCGTAATGAAACAACCCTATCAAAAGATAGCAAAGCATATGGTTGAGTACCTAGAGTTGCTTGATAAAAACTCCTGGCACTTTGCCAAAGTTGAAGAAGCTCCCGAAGGCCTGGATGAAGTTCAAGGCTGGGAGTGGGCTTTGAAAGAGATGAAGGAAGCTGCTGAGAATCCAAAGAAGAAGAAGTCGAAGCTAGGTTTTCAACTTATCGGGAAATACTTTCAGCATCTAAAATATTGAGGCTTTTTCGAATGTATAAAATGTTAGCATTTACTCTACTTCTCACTTCCTGTGCCACAGTAGAGAGAAATGTAAAAGTTTCTTACTCAGATCCATATGCTTACTCAAATCGTAAAACATTCTGCCCTACTTCGAGCTCTCTGCTTGCGGGTGGAATGTTTGGAGGTACTCTTGCGATTGTTGCGCCTGTAGCAGTGGCTGTAGGTGTGGGAGTTGCTACTGCAATCTCAGTGTGGATAGGTAATGATGAAATACACGGCCCTACCAAGTGTCTTGTACCTAGAGAAGAATAAAAAATATTTTAGTTTCTGTGACCCCGCCCAACCCCGTCGTCTTACTACATGAGCAAAAACAGTTCTTGTGTTCTGCTAAAAGTCGTGGTATAATAAATTCATATTTTGATATGCAATCAAGTCTACTTAAAACCAGAAGTGAGCATAATAGCATAGAGATATTTGTGCGTTAAGCACTCTCGAAGCGTTAGCGAGAGAGAGTGTGTACCCACAAGATTATCTCGTTGTTGCTATAAGCGAACGATAACCCAATGCCAATACGCATTAAACCACTAAGCAAGACTGATGACCAATATCAATTGGATAACCAAATACAATCACTAACCCCAACGGGGTCAAATAACCCCACTACAACCTCTAAAACTCCTTTCCAAAGTTGCGTCTGTTCATAACGCACATAATTCTGCCCAATTCGCAAGTACTAAAAAACCCGTTAAAGACTGTTAATCGATAACGGGTTTATGGGAAATTCTTTACAATTATGGTTCTTGGGCTTCTAGTTTTCCTAGAATTGTTTTGAGTACTTGCTTTGGAGCTTTTTCTAGCCCTAGTAAATCTTCTGCATCTGTCTGTAACCCCGTAGCGATTTCTGCTACTAATTCTTCTTTGGTTACAGGAGTCTCTCCGGTTTTTGTTTTATAACTCTGTCGCTGGTATACTCCTTCTCTGCTCAGCTTTCCAATTATCGACTTGATAGTCTTTTCGTATTTCTCTGCAAGCATCTCTACTGTATCTCTTGTGGGGTTACAGTTATATGCCTCGACCATTTCTAGTGTTTGCTCTTCTGTGTAATTTGACATTAGTCCTCCATATTCAAAAAGTCTTCATCTGTTAGCGTTTGATTGGTAGCATATAGCTTCCATAAAACCGGTACGGGGTTTTTCCAGTACTGCAACAAATTGTCAAAGATTTCCTGCTGCTCTTGTAGGTCTTCTTCGACCCCGTTGAGATTTGCGTAAAGGCGATCCAACTCGATGTGAATCTCTTCAAGTTTCTGTAGCTGTCTTTCAATGCGGGGTTGTAGGTTAAATTCCACGACGTTCGTCAAAATATTGCTCCTCTCATTTATAAGTATATATTATATCAAGGTTTGGGGAAACTGTCAAGAACTTTTTTCAGGTACAAAAAAACCCTCTTGCGAGGGTTATTAGGTTGAGGTTGCAGCGGGGAAGTATTCACTGCATATTAAAATCTTATCGTGTTAATTAACGTCCCTGATTGCCTCAAATAGGTTCATAGCTGCCGTCCCTGCCATGAAACTTCTCTCCTTTCTCAGAGAGAACCCGATAGTCCCGACTCACTATACTGGAGCCTCTGGCAGTTAACGTACTCCAGACAACGCCTTCTAATTTACCTGTAGAGAAGGAAACAGGGCTCTGTATTAAGGGTATAGAGCGAACCCCTGCTGTATATATCTCTTCACGGGATAAGAGTCGCTAGTCACTCAAATTTATGTATATTATATCGAATTCATACCAAATTTGTCAAGATTTATTTTTAGCAGCCCTGAATAAAGGCTGCTAGTTTCATTAGGTCTTGCTTAGTTGCTTTCTCAAGGCTAGGAGCTTCAGTTCCCATTCGTGATTGAATCACAGAAACTAGATCTACCTTGCGAACGATAGGCTCCCCAGTCTTTGTAGTACGTGGCTTGCTTTGGTATACGCCTTCGCGTACGAGCTTTGCAATTACACTACGAACGCTCTTTTCCCATTTGTCTGCAAATTCTTTTACAGTTTCTGTAGTAGGGTCATCGTTGTAGGCAACCAGAAGCTCTTCAGTCATAGCGTCTGTGTAGTTTGTGTTTGTAGCTGTCATAGTCTTTTTCTCCCGAAAAGGTTTTCTCAAATTTATGTATATATTATAATAAGTTTTTAGGCTTTTGTCAACATCTTTTTTAACAATTTACCTTCTAACTTGTAGGCTTCTTTCTCCCAAGGCTGCTTTGAATAGGGAGTATCATTCTCTCTTGTTCCATCCTCCCAAGTCAGCACAGGACTGTATCCTAGCTTACCAGTTCGAAACTGTTTTACATGAACCATCTCGTGCAGAACAGTAGCAAGAAGTGTTATTACATCTTTGTTGTGGAACAGTCTTACTTCATATTTCTTAAGGCTTTGTTGCAGTGTTAAACCTTCATACTGCTTGTTGCTCTTCTCCAGTTTAAGTTCTATTGAAGTCTTACCTGGTATCTTTAGAGCGTGGAAAGCGTACACAATTGTATTCAATACTGCTTCTACTTCGCTTTCTTTCCACTGCTTACTTTGTTTAATTATATCTAGCACATCGCGCCTCAATCATTCTATAGACTTCTGGAGATTCTACCATTGCATCTGCTAGCAAAGCCATCAGAGTACCTGCTACAATCATCCACTCTTCTTCCGTTCCATCTCGTACACCTTTCACTAGCTTCTTCACTAGATCATCACACTGACCGTAATCTCGTTTAGTCATCTTTTATCCACTCCTGATATCTTCCGTACAGAGCATCGTACTCATTGAGTTCCATCATATCTCGTACTTCGTCTTCACTCATGTACTTGATACATGCAACCATAACTTCTCTGACGTTTAACCAGCCTTCGTCTACCAGCTCAACTAGGTCATCTCTCATTTCTTGCTCCATTTTCAAAATATGTACATATTATACTAAACTCAAAGCACTTTGTCAATAACTTTTTGAGGCTTGGTCATTAAGGGAACGCACCCTAATTCCGGGGGCCGACACGGGGTCGAAAAATGTCAAGAATTATTTGCTACAATTTACTAAAATTTTCTACAATAATCCTCGCCCTGCCCAGGTTTGCCCCAATTTGCCTCGGTTTGCCACAAATCGGCGCAAATCGCTACGGGGTCACAACAAGACCTGCCCTTTCACATTAAATTGTGAAAAATTTAAAAAAGACTTGACAAACCCCGTGGGGGTCTGCTATAATCGGCGCCGCCCACCATTTTGCGTTGTTTTTCAACTTTGCACTTCGGCGCCCTGGCGGGGTCGTTACAAAGACCTGCCCTTCCGGGACTAATTTCACCGAATGTCAAAAAAAGACTTGACAAACCCCGCTCGGTTTGGTACAATGGCGCGAGCGACACCATCGCGTTTGCACTTCGCTTTCGCACTGGCGCCCGCGCGCCGAAATGAGAATGATTCTCATTTGGGATCTGCCATTTTGGAATAAGCGTTTTTTTATCGGACAAAAAAAATCCGCCTGGCATTTTATGTGCGAGGCGGATTTTTTTGTAACGAGTGTTTTAGAATGAAAGTAAAAAACTGATCGGTAAATAAAATGCCGTTCCAAAAACGAAAAGGAAAAGCAAAGCGGTGAAAAAGTTATTGTCCATTTTTGAGTTCCTGAATCAATCGTTCCAGTAAGGCAAGGCGACCGGCTTTCTTATCATTGAAATCTATGACAATCCAATCCGCGCCAATGCAATCTTCTTTTGCGAGTGTCATTCGATCGAAAGAGTCGAGCGCGAGTTTATCGTTCGCCGAAAATTTCCAGTAAGTGAGCGGCGATTTTTTGCGCTTGTTTAATCGTTCGGCTTGCTCGTCTTTTGAAATTGAAAGATAAAATTTAATGACGCGCGTTCCAGTCTGGCGTTCCCATGGAATGACATTCGCTAGAAAATTTTGCGCTTGTCGTTCGCTGCACCAAGCGTTGACGCGCTGCACCAATGCGCGGCTATACCATGAGCGATCAAAGAATCGAACCTGCCCGCGATTTGGTAAACGCTTGTTCCAATAGCCGAACCAATTCTTCATAGCTCGCTTAGTAGGCTTTTTTGAATGTTCAATTGAGAATAATTTTGGCGGCAGGTATTTTGTCAGCATTTTAATAGTGCCGCTTTTTCCTGCCGAGTCTCTTCCTTCGAAAACAATAGCGAGCGAGTCGCTATTGTTCTCAACCAGTCGGTTTAATTCCGCTAGTAATTTTTTCTTGCTAGGCATTAACGATCCTCCAAGGCATTGCAGATTTTTTGTTGTAAGGAATTTTTGCGCCAGTAGCAAAGCATCGCGCTAGAATTTCGGTCTCGATTATCGCATCGCTCAAAGCGGTATGGTCTTCAATGAATCCCCAGTTACCCGCGCAAAAGCGGTAAGCGTATTCCGCGCCTGTGCGAATATTTCCGGCATCGCTCACCCATCCCTGAGCCTGTGCAAGCTCTTTGTAAAGGCGAGTATTCAGTTTTGTCTCACAGGCGAATTGCCAAATGCAGAGCTGGTCGAGCGAGTGAGGTAGAACCTTATCGGTGAAGCCTAGCGCCTTATGAGTGTTACGCATTACGCGAGTGTCAAACGGCAGATTATAGGCAGCGAGAATATTAACGCCATGCTTTAAAATATCCGATCGCATTGTTTCAATGATTGTTGTCCAAGCGGTCAATTTAATGTCGCCGCGTTGCAGCATTGGAGCATAGTGCGAAAATATTTTGCCCGCATAAAATGCGCCCATCATCTTCTTGGCATCGGTGAAAATTTCCTCGACAAGCCAATTGCGAGTGCAAGCAATGTTGCCGCGCTTGTCCGTGATAGTGTAGCCGATATCGTAAACCGAGCCAGTGAGATCCGCGGTCTCGGTGTCGAGAACCATAATTATTTTTTTCGTGTTATTCATTAGAGCGACTCCCTAGCATTGCAAGCGGTAGCATTGTTTACCATTATTCCCGAAGCGGAAAGCATGTCGATAACCTCTAGATTATCGTCAAACATCTCACAGCGCGAAGCGAAGCCTCGCCAAGATAGCGAGAGTTTATTCGCAAGCTCGTACAGCTTACAGAATTTTAGCATCGCATCGCCGCGCTGATCGCCTTCCTCTCGTGAAACCATAAACTCATAACGAAGCCCATGGGATTCGAGAAACTCATAATCCGCGCCGCTCATTACGCGAGCCGTGCAAACGATGATAAAATTGTCGCGGATATCTTGAACGGCTCGCCAGTGATCGGCAAGCGGTAGGAGTGTATCGGCGAAAATTTTCTCGCGTGTGCAGTTTTCGCGCCAGTGATTGAGGTCGAGAGAACCGTCCAAGCGAGTAAGTTTTCGGTGGTCGCTGTTGACGATTGTGCCATCGAGATCAAAGATAGTGAAAATCATAATATATAACCTGTAATTCCAATAATGTTAAGAGCGATTAAGTTTGCTGTCTTGTTGCGTATTGCTTGGATTGTGAGAAGCGCCAAACCTGTCGCTGCTAATGCCTTGCCTTCTGGCGAGTCGATAATGAAAGGGGCGACGGCAAGAGCCGCCGCGCCTGTCCAATCTAACCCGCTGAGAGTGAGTCTAGCAAGTTTGCCAAGCTCTGAGCGGTCGCTTTCTCTAGTCCGCTCAGTTTGGCGTTGGTCTTTTTTGCGATGGCATCTACCAATTGCGATTTTGTTGCGCCTTTCGCGCGTTTTGCAGCCGGTGCTTTGGCAATATATTCGATGCCTTCGGCTTTGGCTTTTGCTATAATAGATTGAGTCGAAGCAAGCTTAAAATCGCTGTCATTCGCGATCAATGCTTTCACAGTATCGAGCGAGAGAGGAGCGGCTTTGACCATTGTGTCAAGCATTTTCTTTGAGTATTCCATAATTTTCTCCAATTGAGAATGATTCTCGTTTAGTCCTGAGCGACCCCATGCCGTCTCAGTGATGTAATCTTAGCAAATTGGGCGAGGAGTGCAAGCATTATTTTGTATCAGTTTGTACCAGTTTTGTCTGCTTGCGCGTTCCCGTCCAACAAAGTAATCATAGCAAAATGAGCCAAAAAGAACAATGAAAAATTTCGATAATAAATCGAATTTTCGCATAGAAAAACGATCGTTCTGCAAGTCACATGAAATGCCAGGAGGGGGCGGTAATGAGACTCATTCTCATTTGGAGCTCGCGCGCTCCCCCACACGTACAACTTTATAAAAATTGAAGAAAGCATAAACGGAGTCTCAACGGGGTTGTTGCGTACAACTTTATAAAATTGAAAGAAAGCATAAAACGGGGTTAACACAAACCAGGGAAAAATTGTTCTTGACTTCGAATCTGCTCAAGAGTATACTACTCATACAGTGAAATTCTTCACGCAGCTGTTCGATAGAGACTGTACTCATGTTAGCCGAACTCGCCGCTGCAAACGCTGCCTTTGCTATAATTAAAAAAACTATTCAAAACGGAAAGGACATACACGATACTGGCAGCGCAGCTATTAGTTACTTTAACAGTAAGACACAAATTCAGAAAAATTTCAATAAGAAGGGAAAACGACAAGACCTCGAAGAATTTTTTGCACTTGAGAAGTTACGAGAGCAAGAAGAACAGCTAAAAGAGCTCATGATTTATGCTGGACGCCCCGGACTGTGGGACGATTGGTTAAAATTTCAATCAGAAGCAAAAAGACAGAGAGACCACGAAGAATTAATGCGCCAAAAGGCCATTCTTCAACGTAATACTCAATTAAAGCAACTTGCTATGATTTTTACGGTTGGTTTATTTACAGTTGCTGCAGCTGCAGGAGCTCTCATAATTTTACTAGCTTTATGATTCACGCATTCTTGCTCATCGTACTTGTAAACGGTACTGTAGATGACCAATCGATGTACTTTGCATCAATTGATCGTTGCAACTATTTCGCAAATGCGCTCACTCGTAGGCCAGCACACTCAGAACCGCCTACAGTTCGAGCGTATTGCGTTCCTAGACTAGTCGACAAAGATGCCATAGTACCCGAACTTTATTAACATCGCTATAAAAATTTCTTGACTTTATACCTGAAGAAAAGTATAATTCAAAAATGGCAAAAGAACTAACAACAATATCTCCAGAAGGCATCGAGATAGCGAACTCCTACTTACAGTATGGAAACATTCGTGAAGTGTGCAACTACCTCGGTGTTTCCGAGGATAAGGTTGTGTCGATGCTGAACACAAGAGAAGTAAAGACGTACATTGATACAGTGTACCTTGATATGGGCTACCGTAACCGCACCGCGATAGGGTCTGTTATGGATGACATTATAGCCTCCAAGCTTGAAGAAGCTACAGAGACTGGAATATATTCCAAAAAAGATTTAGCAGACCTATTACAAATGGCTCACAAGATGCGTATGGATGAGATTAAAGCGCAGGCAGAACTTGAGAAAGCTTCTTCCGCTTCAATCAAAAATCAGACAAATGTACAAATCAACGAAGCTATTCCATTTGGTCAAGGCAACTACGGCAAACTAATGGAGAAACTTCTCAATGGTGGAGAGTGAAAATGATCAGCGCATTCATTCGCTGGAAAATCAGTTAGACAGACACGAGGTACAGTGCGAAGAGCGTTGGAAGACTAACTTTCAGCGTCTTGGCGATATCGAGAAGGCTGTAGAACGTACTGAATCACGAATTATTGCTGTAGGCGGAGCAGTGATCGTGTTTCTAGCGGGCCTTGTCGTAACTGTATTTTCGGGATAATGACAGTTTTGATGTGTATGGCTTTGAATATTTACTTCGAAGCTCGCAATCAAGACTTTGACGCCCAACTCGCAGTAGCACACGTAGTAGAAAATCGAGTTCTGGACTCTCAGTTTCCGAATAGTTACTGCGGGGTCATAAAGGACGGAGGAGAGCGCCGAAATCGCTGCCAATTTTCTTGGTATTGTGACGGAAAGAGTGATACTCCATTTGATTCATCTGCATGGGCTGCTGCTGTAAAAGTAGCGGGAAGCTACTGGAAGTACGAAGACCCTACGAATGGAGCATTGTGGTACCATGCACACTATGTAAACCCTCGATGGGCGGGAAATAATTATATTACTGTAGGAGCGCATAAATTTTACAGCGCTTTGTACGATTAGGAGAGATTTATGGCTTCAGAAGCTGGAAAAGGCTCAGGCCGCCGTAAAGGACGCGACGATAAAGCGTACGCCACAGGTTGGGACTTAGCGTTTGGTCCCAAAAAGGAGAAAGAAGAATGCGAACAGTTAGACGAAAGCGAAATACTTGGTACGTCGAAGAAGCCGGAAAAGTAATTAACTACTTTTATGAAGAAGACCTAGCTTATGAGTTTGCAGGGATTTCAAAACCTGGCCCCGAGCCAAAACTCGCAGGTGCAATTGTTGAGGAGACTATCCTAGAGGCCGACCTAGATAACGATGGTGTTATCGAAAAGGCAGAGCTTGAAGCATGGCTGCAAGAAAGCGAAGAAAAGTAGCAAAGAAACGACCAGTTCCAACAAATAAAAGACTTTACTCAAAAGTGAAGTCAGAGGCAAAACGTAAGTTTAAGGTATATCCTTCAGCTTACGCAAATGGATGGCTTGTAAAAACTTATAAAGCCAGAGGCGGCAAATACCGCATGGGGAGCAAATAATGCCAGCACATTACGGAAAGAAAAAGCCTGCAAAGAAAAAGCCTGCAAAACGGGGCAAGAAAAAGTCAATGGGTTTGACAGCAAAGCAGAAGAAATTGCCAAAGGCTTTGCAAATGGCAATTCTTCGAAAAAAGCGTAAAGGCAAAAAATAATGAAAGCACTATATTTAGGAAACGGTAAAGCAATTCTTACAAAAGATGGACATACAGATGTTCAGTCCGCTGAAAAAAGCATAAAAACAATTATGCAGCACTGCGAAATGATACTTATGGCTTTTGAAGAGATGGATGCCGAGGGCTCGTTACCTACTTGGTGGACGAATAAAATAGCAGTTTCAGAGCACGAAATCGTGCAAGCGGCAAATTATTTAGCTGCGGATATGGATCATGGCGACGAAGCCTAGTGGTGGCCTAACTAAGTGGTTTAAAGAAAAGTGGGTAGATATCTCTCGCCCGAAGAAGGGCGGCGGATATAAGCCTTGTGGTCGTAAGACTTCTAAAAAAGGAAAGTACCCAAAATGTGTGCCAGCTTCCAAAGCTGCACGAATGACTCCAGCTCAACGTAGATCTGCTATTCGTCGTAAACGAGCAGCGGGTAATCCTGGAGGCAAGCCGAGAAATGTAGCAACATTTGCTCGCAAGAGGCAAAGACGTGCCCGTAAGAAAGGTTAAAGGTGGATATAAGTGGGGTAAGTCTGGAAAGACTTACAAAACCAAGAAAGAAGCTGAAAAACAGGCTCGAGCTATCTACGCAAGTGGGTACAAGAAGAAAAAACGTGGCAGCAAAAAGAGGTAAGAAGAAAGACTCTAGGCTTAAAAGAGCTCGCGTATCTGGGTATAACAAGCCTAAACGTACTCCAGGGCATCCCAAAAAGTCCCATATTGTAGTAGCAAAAGTTGGTACGAAAGTGAAGACTATTCGATTTGGGCAGCAAGGCGCTAAAACTGCTGGTAAGCCAAAGAAAGGCGAGTCAGAAGCAATGAAAAAGAAGCGTGCTTCTTTTAAAGCTCGACATGCAAAAAATATTGCAAAGGGTAAGATGAGCGCAGCTTATTGGGCCGATAAGGTGAAATGGTAATGATAGGAAGCTACTCTTTAGATATTGCTCGTAAAGCTGAAAGAGATTATACATTTGAACATAAATTTGGGGCAAACCCTAATCTTATTTCTGGTACTCAAACTGTTTGGACCGAAGGAGGCGATTACCCTTGGAGTGCTTTAGACTCTTCTCAAATTCTCTATATTAAAAGTTCTGCTGCCGATACAGGGTCTTTAACTGTATATGGGCTTGATAACAATTATATACTTCAGGAAGAAACAGTCACACTAACAGGTACAACTGCAGTTGCTACGCAAAATACTTTTAAGCGTATTTACCGTATGGTTTATAGTGATAGTGCTGTAAACGCGGGCACAATTACAGCTCATACCGTATCAGGTTCAGGAACAGTAGTTGGACACATGGAAGCAGAAACTTCTCAAACACTTATGTGTGTTTATACTGTTCCTGCAAATACTCGCGCGTATTTAACACAGTTTACTGTTGGTATTGGTAAGGGCGGAGACGCTGAGTTCAAACTCTTTATTAGAGATTTTGGAGCAGCTTTTAGGATTAGAGCACAACTAGAGCTTTATGAAACAACTTTTACTCAGACATACTCAGTACCTTTCTATCTGCCCCCTAAAATGGATATAGAACTTCGAGCAACAACCTCCGGCAATAACTTTCCAGCCACTGGCTCATTTGATTTAATATTAGACCCGATTTAATAGGAGAATATTTTGGAAGATACAACCCGAAACGAAGTACAAGTAGATTTAGACAAGTATAATGCTCTTCTAAATCGCATAGATGAGCTAGAAGATGCTGCTTCAGCAGAGCCTGCGCCTGCAACCCCAGAAGCTCGATTCCAGAAAATTAAAGACTTAGCAGCTGCAGTAGATTCTTGGCGTATTTTTCCAAGAATCTTTATTACTACATATATTTACTTACTCTACTCTAGCTCAACCTGGTTTATGGCTCTTGAAGCACCTACAATGGAGCAAGCAGGGTTAATTTCAGTAATTGTAGGAGCAGGCGCTGCTTGGTTTGGGCTGTACGCAAATAGCGGAAAGAAGGAATAATGGCAGTACAAGTTAGTCGAAGGGACGTTCCCTCAACAGAAGTACAAGAGTTACAATCTGATCATAGATTTATCAAACTCCCAGTAGCTCCTTACCTGGATTTACTGGGAATTGATCCATTACCTTCCCAAGTAGCCTTAATAAACGCAATTAATAATCCAAAATATCGTTTTGTATCAGCAGCGCTTTCTAGGCGTCAAGGCAAAACTTATATTGCAAATATTATTGGCCAGTTAATTTCACTCGTTCCGGGGTCGAACATACTTATTATGTCCCCCAACTATTCCTTATCCCAAATTTCCTTTGATCTGCAAAGAAATCTCATTAAACACTTTGACCTAGAAGTTACCAGAGATAACGCAAAAGATAAAGTTATTGAAATTTCTAACGGCTCTACTGTGCGAATGGGTTCCGTAAACCAGGTAGACTCTTCTGTAGGACGTTCCTACGACCTTATTATTTTTGACGAAGCCGCACTTACAGACGGAGAAGAAGCTTTTAACGTGTCTCTTCGTCCTACTCTAGATAAAGATAATTCAAAAGCAATTTTTATCTCTACACCTCGGGGAAAGAATAACTGGTTTGCAAAGTTTTTTGACAGAGGATTTTCTGATGAGTTTCCCGAATGGATAAGCATAAAGGCTACTTATAAAGATAATCCTCGCATGAGCCAACACGATGTAGACGAAGCTAAAAAGTCGATGAGTGAATCAGAATTTAAGCAAGAGTATGAAGCCGACTTTAACACATACGAAGGACAAATTTGGAACTTTAATGCAGAGGAATGCGTGGCAGATCTTTCAGAGCTCGATACTACGGGTATGGATATTATAGGAGGACTTGACGTAGGCTTCCGAGATCCTACTGCTTTTTGTGTAATTGCATATGATTGGGACTCAGGTAAATACTATGTTCTAGACGAATATTATGATTCAGAAAAAACTACTGAGAAGCACGCAGAAGAGATTAGAGACCATATTCATAGGCATAATATAGATTATATTTACATAGACTCTGCAGCAGCACAAACTCGATTTGATTTTGCACAGAATTATGATATTAGCACTATAAATGCAAAGAAGTCCATTATTGATGGTATTGGACATGTAGCAGCAATAGTTGATAATAATAATTTGATTGTAGATCAGAGATGTGCAGAAACGCTTTCTTGCTTAGATCAGTACCAGTGGGATCCTAACCCTAATCTACTGAAAGAGAAGCCCAAGCACAATAAAGCATCGCACATGGCAGATGCACTTAGGTATGGGCTCTATTCGTTTGAAACTTCGCAGACTGGCTTTTAATAATACATGACCAAAAATAGTGTTTGACAAGAAACCTCAAGTTAGCTATAATTTCGATATTAAAGTGGAAAAGCAAACCTATGGCACAGCTAAAAAGAGATAAAGTTAAGTATATTCGAGATAAAGCAAAGTCTCAGTATGAAAAAGCAAGTGCATGTTACATTTGTAACAGTATAGAAAAGTTAGATTTTCACCACTTTTATAGTTTAAGTCCTCTGCTTTCTAAGTGGTTAAAAGAAAAACAGGCCATTCGTCCAGAGCACTACACAGATGAATACATAATAGTTTGGCGAGATGAATTCATAAAAGAAAAGCACGCAGAACTATACGACTATACAGTAACATTGTGCCACGATCACCATTTAGAGTTGCACTCAATTTATGGAAAAGACCCTTCTTTAGCAACTGCTAAAAAACAAGAGAATTGGGTAGAAATACAGAGAACTAAACATGGCGTGGTATGATGCAATAATTGGCAGAAAGGCAGAGGATTTAGAAGAAAAACTAAACCCTGCTCAGCCATACTACGACAATAAAATTGAACCTACTCGTGAGCCTACTTACTCATACGAGCGCGCCTATGAAGAGCTAGAAATAGTAAATCGCGGTGTGAATATGATTGTAGATGATGCTGCCGAAATTGGCACAATTGTAGGAATGGCCGCAAAAGGCACTGCGGTACAGAAAGGAATTAAGCGTTCTAGAGTAGACCTTCTTTTAAACTCTGAGCCTAATCCTTTTCAAGATATAAATACTTTCCGTAGAAACTGCATTATTGATCTGATTCTAGACGGAAACATTTTTATTTATTTCGATGGCGTACACCTCTATCATCTGCCCGCAGATAAGATGGTTATTCACGCTAGCGATACTACTTACATTGAAAAATTTACTTTTAATGAGCGAATTAACTATTCTCCTAGCGAGATTATTCATGTAAAAGAAAACTCGTTCTATTCAATCTATCGCGGGGTCCCACGACTGAGCCCGGCATTGCGAACAATGCAATTGATGACGAGCATGAGAAAATTTCAGGATAACTTCTTTAAGAATGGAGCTGTCCCCGGACTCGTACTTAAGAGCCCTAACACTTTATCAGAGAAAATTAAAGAGCGTATGCTCATGTCTTGGCAGGCTCGATATAAGCCAGATGCAGGAGGCCGACGACCTCTAATTCTCGATGGTGGTATTGAAGTAGATAAGATTTCAAATGTAAACTTCAAAGAGCTTGACTTTCAAAGCGCCACTGAAGAGACTGAAAAAACTATTTTGAAGGCGCTTGGCATTCCACCAATCTTACTAGATTCTGGAAACAATGCAAATCTTCGTCCAAATATGCGTTTGTATTATTTGGAAACTGTACTACCTATAGTCAAAAAATTGAACTTTGCTCTTGAGCGGTTCTTCGGTTACGAGCTTTCAGAAGATATTACTAATATTCCAGCATTGCAACCAGAACTACGTGATTCCGCACAATATTACTCTGCACTAGTAAATGCAGGAATTATTACCCCTAATGAAGCACGGGATAAATTAGGGTTTGAAGATGTGGAAGGTCACAGCGATTTAAGAGTTCCTGCTAATATTGCAGGAAGTGCTACCAACCCGGATTTAGGCGGCAGACCCACAGAAGGAGAAGAGTAAATGTCTAACGTTAGACAGCGTAAAAAAGCACTACAAGATTTAGCAATGTATTTTGCAGAGAAAGGAAGAGTACTTAGTCAGCAAGAATACATTGATTCAAAGGATAAGCCTATACCTTTTTCAGGTATTAGAAATGTATTTCGTAGCTACTCAAGAGCACTAACAATGCTAGAGAAAGCAGAGCCTGAACTATCTCGAATGTCGATGAAGCCGAAACCAGAGCTTCCAAAAGTAAAGATAGAAAAGCCAAAAATCGAAGTACCAAAACCACAGCCAGTAAAGATTGAAGTACCAAAGCCTGCACCACCAAAGGCTGAGCCTGCGAAAGCAGAGGTAAAAGAAGATGGAAAAGATATTTAATTTAACATCCACATTCAAATCTCACGCAGCAGAAGACGGCAGCGTAATGATTCGTGGCATGGCAAGTACTGCCGATTTTGATCGTGCGGGGGATTCTATCTCTCATGAGGCATGGACAAAAGGTGGTCTTGCAAACTTTGAAAAGAATCCTATTATTCTTTTTAATCATGATTATGACAAGCCAATCGGTCGCGCTACGGGGTTGAAAGTAGGCCCTAACGGATTGGAACTTGAAGCAAAAATTAGCAAATCTGCTCCCGCAGCAGTTTGCGAACTCGTAAAAGACGGTGTTCTTGGAGCCTTTTCAGTTGGTTTCCGAGTCAAGGACGCTGATTATATCCAGGAAACCGACGGATTGATGATTAAGGACGCTGAGTTGTTTGAAGTTTCGGTTGTTTCCGTTCCTTGCAATCAGGCAGCTACTTTTTCTTTGGCGAAGTCTTTTGACTCTATGTCAGAGTACGAAGAATTCAAGAAAACTTTCACAAATCGTGTAGATCTAGCCGGTCAGACTCTGGCTAAGGACGAGGTCAATACCTCTAGCGTAGCTAGTGACACACCGGAAAAGGCGGAATTACCCGCACAACAGGAGATCAAAATGTCTGAAGTTAATACTCCAGAAATCGACTTGGAAGCTTTTGCTAAAAAAGTAGCGGAGCAAACTGCTGCTAATATCGCAATGAAGCAAGCCGAGCAGAAAGCAGCTGAAAAAGCTGAACAAGAAAAAGCTGCTGCAGAAGCAGAAGCTAAAGTAGCTCAGGAAGAGCAAGTCAAGGCTGCAGTAGTTACTGCTGTTGAGTCTGGTGCCGAGCGTCTTGAAAAAGACCTCGAAGAAAAGCTTGCTGAGAAAGATGCTAACTACAACGAAGTTCTTAATTCTTTCAAGAAAGAACTCGAAGAGAAGAGCGAAGAGCTTGCCAAAATGCGTGACTCTAAGCGTACTTTCTCTGACCGTGGCGCAACTGGCGACCTCTCCAAGTGGGGCCAGGACTTCATGCACGCACATCTTCTAGGTGTTATGACTGGCAAAGGTATGAACACTAACTTTGCACAGGGCGTAATGCAGAAGGCTGGCATTGATTATGCTACTAACGCTGGCGATATCGATCAAGAAGTTTCACGTATGATCGAGAAGGAAGTTACTCTTAACCTCCGTACTGCTGGTCTGTTCCGTGAAATCCAGGTAAATGGTGCAGCAACTGTACTACCAATTCAGCCTGATGTTGAAGCTGCAACTTTCCAAACTGGTGCGGCAGCTGCTGGTAACCTTGAGAATCGTGATGCCTCTGACAACACTTACAAGCCTTCACAGGTTATTCTCAACGCTTATCGTCTGATCTCTCAGACTTTCATGGACAACCATGTAGACGAAGAAGTTCTTGTCAACCTGATGCCTATGCTTGTTGATTCAGTTGCTCGTGCACACGCTCGTGCGGTTGATGGTGCTATCATTAATGGTGCTGGTTCAATCACTGGTCTTACTGGCTACGCAACTGCTAATGCAGACGCTCTCGACATCTCCGATGGTGAGGCTCTTACTGCAGCTAAGCTACTTGCAGCACGTAAAGACATGGGTAAGTATGGTATTAACCCAACTGACGTTGCGTACATCGTTTCTCAGGCACGTTACTACGAGCTTATCGAAGATTCAGGTTTTGCCGACATTACTGATGTAGGTTCTGATATCGCTACTAAGATTACTGGTGCAATCGGTGCAGTTTATGGCTCACCTGTTATCGTTTCTGACAGCTTCGCTGCAGAAGGTGATGGCAGTACTCCAGTACCTGCGGCATTTGCTGTTAACACACGCAACTACGCTATCCCACGTCTACGTGGTGTTGCAGTAGAGCAGGATTACGAAGTTGGTAATCAGCGTCGTGTTATCGTTGCAACTCAGTCTCTCGGTTTCGAAGAGCTTGTTGCTGATACAGCGGGCAATCGTTCAGCGGTTAAGATCGTTACTGCGGCTTAATCTTTGTACAATAACTCGGGGGAGTTCGCTCCCCCAAGTTTTTATTTATTGACTTATGGCAAATTTAATCACTTTAGAAGAGTATAAAGAAGCTGAAGGTATTCAATCTCCGAAAGAAGATTTGCGTATCGAAGCTTTGATTCCGTCTGTAAGTCAATTAATAAAAACTTATTGTGGAAATAGTATTGTAGATTACTACTCTACTAATAAAACAGAAGTTATTAATATTAATTGGGACACTCATTTAGTTCAGCTTACTGAAAGCCCTGTAAATACCATTGTATCCGTAGAAGAGCGTGACTCTTATCAAGATAGCTATGTTGAACTTACAGAAGCTTCTCATGAGTTTTACTTCGATAGTAGCACTGATAGTATTATGCGTACTACTGGCGGAAGAAATTATCGAAACTGGTCAAAGGGGCCAGGAGCTGTTCGTGTAATTTATACTGCTGGATACTCAACTGTTCCTGCAGATTTACAACTTGCTGTTATTGATTTGATTACTTACTATATTAAAGATGAGCACAAAGAACGAAAAACTTTAGCAGGTGCTACAGTACAAAATCAGGCAAGCACAAGCCAACGAAATAATGTTGCATTTCCTGACCATATTAAGCGCGTGCTAGACCTGTATAAAAACTTCTAATGAGTGCGTCAAATGTAAGAAAGAAATTTACTACTCCTTTACTTAGAAAATTAGAAAAAGAAATGCGCAGAGGAGTAGAAAGACAAGGCGGACAGGTACTAATTCTAAAAGATATAGAAGCGTTTATTACCGTAATAGAAGCATCTTATCCAGATATAAAAATAAGTAAATCCGAGGCAAAAAAAGCAGTAGATGCAGGAAAGAAAAAAGCTTTAGAGCTCTCCAATAGATTTAAGAAGAGAAAGCCTCGAAGGTATAATGCTGTAGTAGCAAAAATAGAAAAGATACTCCCTATGAACGAGTACTCTTGGAATAATAATATTTTTGTAGTATCTACATTTAAAAGATCCATAGGAGCAGTCAAAACTGCTATTTTAAAGGAACTACAAACTGCAAAAGTTATTACTACGGGTCAATCAGATCAAGTAAAGAAAGATATTCATAAAGGACACGGAGTAAAAGGTACAGCAGTATCTCAAGTACAAATTGCTAATACTTTAATGGCTGCTCAACAGCTTGATATTAATGGAAAGTCCGGAGTAGATTTTTTAAGGAGTAACTTAGATAATTTCTTTAAAGTTTCAGAAACTCCTACAAATATACAAGAAGAGATTACTGCTCTAACTACAAAGTACAGATCAATTGTTACAAAAGAAGGAAAGCTACGAGCTGATTACGCCTCTATAGTTGATTTTCAAAGCGGTACAGAGAATATAAAAGACTCTGTTTTAGAAAAGAAAATTAAAGCTACTTTTAGAGAATTTGTATCTGAGTATTTAACAGATGAAATAGTTAAAATGAAAGGCTCAGGCTCTTTAGAGGAAAAAATAGAGAAGGTAGTAGTCGATAAGTTGACAAAAGGAATAAAGAAAGCAAAAGTTACTACAAAAACTAAACGTATAAAAACCTCCTCTAAAGGAAAAGTGCAGGTTACAGGTACAAAAGCAAAGAGTACAGCACGAGTTAGAGATGCAGGGGCATTAAAGAGAGCACCTAAAAGGAAAACAAAAGATACTGCGTTTTCCCAAACAAAACTTTATGCAGCTTTATCTACTAGAATTAATAGTGTAGTTGCAAAGAATATGGGAGACCCAGCACTTAATTTTCAGTCGGGAAGATTTGCAGGAAGCGTAAAAATTACAGATGTAGGCGCTACTCCTCAAGGATTTCCTTCCGTGGGATATACTTACCAACTATATCCATATCAAACATTTGAGCCAGGGTTTCAGCAAGGAAGCCCCGAAAGAGATCCTAGAAAGTTAATCGATAGATCTATACGAGAAATAGCAGCACAAATGCTTACTGGAAGACTTTACACTAGGAGACAATAATGGCTACAAGACCCTATACAACTAGACGGCAGGCGATTGTAAATGCTATAGTAGGTAAGCTAAAAGAAATAAATGGCACTGGAACATATCTAACAAATTTATTTGAAAATGCACACCCAAGACTTAAGTTTTGGGACGAGATAGAAGAGTTTCCAGCAGTACATTTAAACGCGGGATCAGAAACACGAGAGTATCAGGGGGGAGGCTACAAAGATCGCTTTATGAGCATAACAATTAGATGTTATGTAAATTCAGAGGATGCAGTAGACGATCTTGATAAGTTAATGGAAGATGTAGAAGTAGTTTTAGAAGATAATTCTAGATTACCTTATACAGACAGAAACGGCGCAACACAATATGCGCACCAAATCACAATCATCAGTATTGACACGGATGAGGGTGTACTTGAACCTTTCGGCGTCGGAGAGATGATAATCGAGGTTCGATACTAGAAAATACTGGCACGAACAAACGTTCAAGTCCAAGTCTTTTCAAGATTATAGGAGACAATAATGGCACAACAATTATATTTTAGCCGAGATACGAAAGTATATGTTGAGATAGGCGCTGCAGTATGGGAAATCCCTGTGCTCGATGGTTTTAGTTTTTCTCAGGCTACAAATGTATCTGAAATAGCTCTTTCAGAGATGGAAGACTCAGCCGGCAACAGTAAGCGTGGTCGTCGCGCATTTAATGACTCTTTGGCTCCTGCTGAATGGTCATTTTCTACGTATGTACGTCCTTTCATATCTGCAGGAACTGGTACGGGTGCGGCAGATACAGCGGCAAACCATCACGCAGTAGAAGAAGTATTGTGGGCACTAATGGCAGGTGATGCTGCTTATGCGTCAAATACTTTCACAGGCTTTACTGCAGATACTACAGACTTGAATATTGATTTTGATAGCTCAAATAAGTCTACACTAGGTACTGCAAGTATTTACTTTGTTGTAGGCGATGCAAACAAGAAAATCTATAAGCTATCAAGCGCAGTTGTAAACGAAGCAACAATCAATTTTGAAATCGATGGTATTGCAATGATTGATTGGTCGGGCTTTGCATCAGAAGTTACTGATGATACTGCAAGTGGTGAGCCTACTGCTACTGTTACTGAGGCTATTACCGATACAGATAATTTTATTCGTAATCGCCTAACGCAGCTCACAATTGTACCTACTAGCCAAGATCCAGACGGGGATTCTACTGATGAGCTAGAAGCATCGTATGATTTGACTTTAACGGGTGGTAATATTACGATTAGTAATAATATTACTTACATTACTCCAGAAGAGCTTGGTATAGTAAATGTTCCTGTAGGCCATGTAACTGGAGGCAGAGCCGTTTCTGGTAGCTTTACTTGTTACTTGTTAAAAGATACTTCAGCAACTAATAAGTCTACAGACTTCTTCGAAGATGTTAGGTCAATAACAAATGTTGTTACAAATTCTTTTGCTCTTACGTTTAAGGTAGGTGGAACTACTGCACCTTTCTTTAATCTTGCTATGACAACAGCTCACCTTGATATTCCTACTCACTCTATTGAGGACGTTATCTCACTTGAGACAAACTTCAATGCGCTACCAAGCACTATTGATGAGACAGACGAAGTTGTTCTAACTTATAAAGGAGCATAGAAAAATAATCCTTGACTTTTATGTTGAGATCTTCTATACTAATAACAATAAAAGTGGGGGTGTAAAAACCCCCGCTCTTTTTCATAAAAATAACAAAAGGATATACGATGACAGATTCAGCAACCCCTAAAGCAGCACCAGTATCTTTGGCAACTTTATTAACGCCAAGTAAGACAGTAAATATTGATTTTCCAGGGTACAAAGATTTTAGTTTAGATATTTGTTATTTAGGTAGAGATGAATTGCTTAAACTTCGTAAGAAGTGTGTTAGTACAAAATTCAATAAGCGTACTCATCAGCCAGAAGAGGCTTTAGATGAAGAAAAGTTTCTTGAAGAATATGTTAATGCAGTAATTAAAGGTTGGTCAGGATTGAAATTTTCATACTTAGAAGAGTTTCTTTTGGTGGATGTTTCAAAGTTTGACCCTGATGATGAACTGCCGTTTACACAGGAAAACGCGGAGTTATTAATGCGTAACTCTAATAGCTTTGATTCTTGGATTACTGATACTGTTTCAAATCTTGAAAATTTTACTGGGGGCAAGTAGCCCGAATCCAAGATTTACTTGCTCGTTATGTAAAGGATCAGTCTAGCCCTGTTTCTTTGGAGCAATACTATCAGGTCTGTGAGCAGTTAGGCACAGAGCCAGACCCCCAAAAGATGCCACTTACCGAGTCGGATTTTCCGAGTGAGGTACAAGTGGCATTTTTTATGTTTAATTTACTCTCAGATGTATGGGAGGGAATGTCAGGAACTTATTGCGGCAAGGATTGGTCTCAATGTTCTCAGTTATTTGATATTTATGGCGTAGACGATCCCAAAACAACAATGTATTTTATGAAGCTTTATGAACGAACACTAATGAATCACAGAGCCGAAGAAGCGGATAGAAAACGAAAAGCAGAAGAGCGTAAAGCTAAAAGCGGTGGCAAAAATTACACCCATAATGTACAAGGCTAATGGCTAAAAATACGATACAAATAGATATTGAAGTAAATGGCAAAATGCAAAAAGCCACCGTTCAAGCAGAAAAGCTGAATAAGGCTTTAGATAAGACAGCTAAGGGTGCTCAAACTACCGATAGAACCTTAAAAGGTACTGCTCAAGCCTCTTCAAATACTACTAAAAACTTTTCTAAAATGGCTCAAGGCATAAATGGAGGACTTGTTCCTGCGTATGCTACTCTTGCGGCTAATCTCTTTGCAGTGTCCGCAGCCTTTTTATTCTTAAAAGATGCAGGAAACTTAGTAACTCTTCAAAAAGGTCAAGAAGCATATGCCGGTGCAACTGGCGTAGCCCTTCGATCTTTATCAAATGATATTATTGCAGCTACTGAAGCTCAGATTAACTTCACAGATGCTTCCCAGGCAGCTGCAATTGGTACAGCTTCAGGACTTTCTGGAGAACAGCTAACAAAACTTGGAACAGCAGCAAAAGATGCTTCTCTTATTCTTGGAAGAGATGTAACGGATTCTTTTAATCGTTTAGTGCGCGGTGTCACAAAAGCAGAGCCAGAACTTTTGGACGAATTAGGTATTATACTTCGACTAGAAGATGCAACTCAAAAATATGCTGAATCTTTAGGTAGAAACAGAGAAAGCTTAACAGCTTTTGAAAGATCTCAAGCAGTAGCAAATGATGTATTAGAACAGGCGGAGCAGAAATACTCTAGAATTATAGCCGTTGTAGACCCTGGGGTAAATACTTTTAATAAGCTAGGAAAGTCTTTTGATGATATTATTAATAAAATTAAAGAGTTTGCTGCAGTAACTCTCGGCCCTTTTGCGGAGGCTGTAACTCAATTCCCTGCGTTAGGTGTAGCACTACTAGGTGTATTCGGAAAGGGAGTACTAACCGCAGCTCTACCAGGATTGCGAGATATTGGAGAGAATGCAAAATTAAGCGCAGAAAAGTCTAAGGAATCTTTTGATGAAGCAAAAGCCTCTTTAAAAGCCTATACTACTGAAACTCGAGTTGCTAACAAAGCTGCAGCCGCCTCAAGAGCACAAGCATTGGGAGACGCAGGGTTTAAAACAAAAAGTCCTACTAGTGGTTTTGAAATGATTAAGCAAGGAAGAGGAGGTGACTTAACTTCTCAACAGCTAGTAGGAATGCAAAGAGCTGTTGCGAATAGTAAAACTTTAAGTAAGGAAATGAAAAGAGAGTGGCAGTCTGCTTTAGGTGAAATGTTACTCGCAACGAAGAAAAGCACTAAAGGTATAGAACAAGAATTTAAAAAGACCACAGGTAAAATTTCATTATTTTTTAAACAGACAGAAGTTAAGGTTAAAGGAGCTTTTGCGTCTATGAAGCTAGCCGCAGCTAGTTTTGCGGGCTTTGCTGCTACCGCGCTTTCTGTTATTTCCTGGGTGTCGCTTATTGCCACTTTAGGTGTTACAGTCTATCAGTTTTTTAAGGCAAAGAAAGCATCTGACGAAACTGCCCAAGCATTAGATTATGCGGCTGAAAAAGTTTCTGCTCTAAATGATGAGTTTAAAGATTTTAACAAAATTCAAAATATAATAACAGAGGACGGTGCAGGCTCTTTAAAATACTTCACGGCATTAGGAGAAAGAATAGGGTCCGTAGGATTGAGTGCCTTAGAACCTTTGTTTAAAGAAGCAATTAGTGAAGAGTCTTTAAATAATTTTTCAAATAAAGTGAAAGAAGAAGCAGAAAAAGTATCTTCCCAGTTAGGAGCATTAACTAGCGATGCAGCAGCTGCAGCTGCAGGCATTAATGATCTAGCACAAAACTCAGAGAGTTGGATAGTAAAATTGGGCGCTCTTATGGCTATAGGGCAGGGTGGTACCAATGGAATTACTCAAACAACACAAGAGCTAAAAGAGTTACAAACAGAGCTAGAGGCCACTACTTATACTTTTGCAGATTTTTTAAATACAAGTGACGACCAAAGGTTAAAAGACTTAGGTAAGTATTTTACAGATCAAGTAGCCGCTCTTACTACAGTTAATGAAAATTTTGGAGGCCAAGGCTCTTCAGCAATTTTAAGTTATTTAGATACTTTAAACCAGCTTACAAATGCTAGTGATTTATCCGCAGAATCTTTCCAAGAGCTATTCAATAAATTAAAAACACAACAATTAGAAGTAAATAGAGTAACTCAATTATTTAAAGATTATGAGCGTGGGTTACAAGACGTTAATACTCAGTCTAAGCAACTTCGTACGGGATTTTTAAATGTAACAAAAGAAGAAGCTGCTGCAGACGCTTTACGAACTCAAATAAGATTAACTCAAGAACTTAACGAAGAAATGCGAGGGGACAAAGAAGGGCGTTTAGCCGGTCTAAGTCCCGAGCAAATAAAAGCTCTTGAACAAAATAAAAGAGACTTAGAATTTGCAGAGTCTCTTGATAACCTTGAAAAAGATAAACTAGCCAGAGCAAAGGAACTGGCTTTACGCACAGAAAAAGATTTACGAGGCCGTACAAAGCGTCAACAAAATTTAATAAATCTTGAGCTAAAGTCGGTTGGTTTATCAAATGAGGAAGCGTATATACAAGATCAAATTACTATACTTGAGAATGAAAGAATTGCAAATGGCGGAACATTAAATAATCAAGAGCAAACTCGCTTAGATAACTTAGAGCAAGAGCTAAAGCTAAATAAAGAAAAAGAAAAATCATTAGAGAGGCAAAGAGACTTATCTTTTCAAGTAATAGACGCAGCGAATCAAGCATTAGAAAGTAACTTGCAGTCTAATATTGCTGCAATTATTAAAGGAAGTGAGAAAAGTTTTAAAGACGCAATCCTTAATATCGGAAAAGGGGTTCTAGAAGGCATAGCAGATACCCTTGCTGGGCAGCTTACTGATATTATTATGGGAACAGACCCTCTTATGAAAGCGCAGCAGGGAGCAATAAAAGTTGCAGGCGCTCTAAGTGAGGGGGCCGCTGCTGTAGGTGCTGCTATTAAGCAAGCTTTTGGAGAGGCAGCTGCATTGATGAGCTCCACCAAAGACTCTGCAAAAGGTGCTTTGTCCGATATATTGGGAGAAGATTTTGTAGGCCCTCCAGAAAAAAGAACTACCCCTGAAACAGCTTCTACCCCCGAGGAGTATGTAGAATCTATACTGGGCGACTTTTTCAAAGGAGGAGCAAAATTTAAAAAGAAAGGGCCTTTAGACGGTATTGCAGGGGCTATGGAAGGGATTGGAGCAGTATTGTTTGGTAGAAGAGTATCTACTTCTGTAGAAGGAGATGATGGAGCTATTGCTTCTTCCGGGATTAGCAGGGTTGGAGGCCTTTTCTCTCCTCTTATAAATTTCTTTTCTCAGGCCGAAAACCCATTCTTTCAAGGACTTAAAGGAATTTTCTCAAAAGATAACCCTTTAGTACAAGGTTTTGGTAAATTGTTTCAATCTGCACTTCCATTACTTGGGAAGCTCTTCACGGGAGGAGTAGGGCTTCTAGGAGGGTTTTTAGGGTTTGCTAACGGTGGAATGGCAAAAGGCGGGTTCCAAGCATATGCAAATGGCGGCATTGCTACCAAACCTACACTAGGATTAGTAGGTGAAGGTAGATACAATGAAGCAATAGTGCCTATGCCAAATGGAAAAGCAATACCAGTAGATATGAAAGGGGCAGGGCAACAAAATAATGTTACTGTGAATGTATCAGTAGATAGTCAAGGTAATGCCTCTACAAATATGCAACAAGACTCGGCACAGGCAGGAAATCTTGGCCAAATCATCGCACGAGCAGTTCAACAAGAACTTCAAAATCAAAAACGGTCTGGCGGCATACTTAGCCCGTATGGAGCAACATAATGGCACTAGGATTTACAACATCAGCAACTTATGGAAGTCGTACAATTTCTCCAGATAGAGGTATAGCAAGACAGTCTAATCCACGAGTTTTAGTAGCTAAATTTGGAGATGGATATGAACAACGTATTGCCGATGGTATTAACTCTGTGGACGAAGTATTTAGCGTAACTTTTAACAATCGTTCCGCAGCAGAGATAGACGATATAACTGGATATTTTGCTTCTTTAAAGGGAGCAACTTCATTTACTTATACAATACCAGATGATAATGCTTCAGGAGATGAATTAGCGATTAAAGTAGTATGTCAAACTTATAATCAAAGCTATAACTATGATGGGTTTTATTCAGTATCAGCAGTATTTAAAAGAGTTTATGAACCATGAGTGAATTAATTGAAGCAGTACAACTATTAGAGCCTGGAAGTGAATTAGTAGAGCTGTATGAGCTTACTATAGATGGTACAATTTTATACTTTCATTCAGGCTTAGAAGAAGATTTAAGCAGCGTTCAGTTTAGAGAGCGTACTAGTCCTTATACTGTAAGAGAGTACACAGCTTTTCCTATTATAATGGAAGGGGTAGAGCTAGGGGCTGATGGTGCTATTAATAGGCCAAGCCTAACAGTTGCAAATGTAGCAAATACGTTTTCTGCAGCTCTTGGCAATATTAAGGCAGAAAATTTAGTAGGAGAAAGACTTACAAAAAGAACTACTCTTAAAAAATACTTATACGGAGAAACAGGAGACGCTAGTCCTCCCATAGAGTTTCCAATACGTAAATTTATTATTGATAGAATTTCTGGAGAAACTAATACTGCTGTAACTTATGAGCTTGCCGCTCCCTATGACTTAGAAGGAATAACTTTGCCCAACAGGAAAGTTATAGGAAAATATTGTTCTTGGCAGTACCAAGGGTATAGCTTAGATCAAAAAGGTGGTTGTATATGGGATAAAGATAGTACAGTTTCTTACGCAGATGGCTCTGGCGGGGTCAATACGCATAAAGCATATTTTACAGAAGACGACGAACCAGTAGTCCCTTCTAGCGCTACAATGACGGGCTGGACAGTGGGACAATATAAAACTTATACTACTTATAGCGCTAGCACTGGCTACTCAGTAGGTGATTACGTAGAGTATGATGACGGAAACCAAACAACAGTATGGAAATGTACTCTTGCGAGCACAGGAAATGATCCTGGTTTAAATTCTATTTATTGGTCAAAAGGAGATGTATGCGGCAAAAAGCTATCTTCTTGTAAATGTAGATTCCAATTCAAACCTCAATCTGCTGGTAGCAGTAATTCAGATCCTTCTACTGAGAAAAATACAGGCAAAATATTACCTTTCGGAGCATTTATAGGAAGTAGAAAGTTTAGATGATTGATGATATTCAGTGGCACTTTGAAAAGGAGTTTCCTCGAGAAGCGTGCGGTATAATTGGTATAGTAAAAGGTAAAAAGCAATATTTTCCCTGTAGAAACTTAGCAAAAGAAAATGAAGATTTTATACTCGATCCAACAGACTATATTTCGGTAAAGAGGCGCGCGGATATCTTCGCAATAGTCCATAATCATATAGATTGGACAAATGAAGCAAGTGACAACGATAAAAAATATTGTAACTCTTTAGGTATATCTTACTATATTTTTAGCTACCCAGATATGCAATTAAATATACTAGAGCCAGAAATAAAAGTAAATGCTTTAACAGGACGAGAATATGAGTTTGGTAAATTCGACTGTCTTGAAGCGTGTAAAGATTACTATAAAGAAACTCTTAGTATAACTTTACAGAATAGATTGCCCTACTTAGACGACTGGTGGGAGCATGGACATAATTATTTTACTGACGATCATATAAAAGAATGGGGCTTTGTTAAAGTTGAAGATTTACAGCCCCATGATTTATTAATATTTACAATGGGAGCGCTAGTTCCTAACCATTGCGGGGTCTATATAGGTAATGATGTTTTCTTTCATCATGCCGTAAATAGGCTCTCTTGTAGAGAAAACTTATATCCTTTATGGAAAAAGTATTTAACTGGAATATACCGATATGACACGTAACATTTATCTTGAAGGCGAACTCGCTTTAAAATTTGGAGCACAGCACTCTTTTCACGGAGATAGTGTTAAAGATGCGCTGCGTCTGTTAGATGCGAACAAGCCTGGATTTAAAAAATATTTTATAGATGCTACGGACTGTGATATTGGTTTTCATATTGAAGTTGGCGGACAAGAAATTGACAATCCTTTAGAGTGTATATTGCCTCTTCGAGAAGGGGACATAATTATTACTCCTATCGCTGCAGGCTCTAAGTCTGGTGCGGGTAAGATTCTTGCGGCTGTAGCTATTGCTTCTTTATTTTTTATAGGGCCTGCAGGAGTTCCTTTATTGAGTTTAAGTGCTCAAGGTCTCGCAGGGGGCGTAGCAAATATAGCAGCGGCTTTAGCAACAAATTTAGCTCTTACAGGCATTCAACAACTTATGGCCCCAGATCCTGGCGTAGATGAGGAAGATGAAGGCTACTTATTTAATGGAGCAGAGCAGAATATTGTAGAGGGTATGCCTGTTCCTCTTCTTTATGGAGAGCTTCGCGTTGCGGGATACCCTGTATCTTTTGAAATGATCCATGGAGCTAAAAGAATTACCTCTAGTGATAATACTGTAACATTTAATGGAGAAATTCTAAATCTTCCAAAAGGTGATATAGAAAGTTATTATCAAGATCAGATGGAAAGAAATGGTGGAAATATAGAGCGAGTAATAGACCCTATATCAGGCGCAAGCGTTTCTAGAAATAGCCAAGATATTCTTTTTACTGATGTTATTTCAGAAGGGCCGATCTACGGATTAGTAGATGGAGGAACTTCTGTATTTTTAAATGATGACGCTGCTCAAGTAACTGCACAAAGTTTTGTAAGACTGTCTGAAACTCCAGTAGAGTTTGACTTTACTTTAAATAGTACTTCTGTAACTATTGATAGAAATGGGCATTCAAAAGACATACAAGCAGATACTGAAAATGGTACTAAGTTTATCATCGTAAGAAGCTATGCTTCGAGTGCATCTTCTATTGTTCGTAGTTCCGCAACTGGATCTGCTAATTCTGTAACAATTACTTCTACTAATGCAATATTTACCCCCTCAATGGAGTATGATAGAACAAATGCTAATTCAGCAGCTATAGTTAGACTACTCGATTCAAACTCTATTACAATATTCGAAGGCTATATAGAAAATTATACTTCTAGTACCGTAGTTAAATGTATTCCCTTACCCGGCACAGATATTAATCCTGCTTTATCAAATGGCAGCTATACGACAGTTATTGACGGAAAGTTTCAAGTAAGCTCTATATCTTCTAACTCTTTAACGCTTACATCAAACTTTCTAGGAGATACCGGGAGTTATAAATGTGACTTAAGTGGTACAAACTATGACACTGTCTCTCTTATTGATAGAGTTTCTAGTGGTTCAAAACACAACAGTTTTGATGTACAATTTAGAAATGGTAACTTAATACAGCCTGCTTTTGCTGATGCAGCTGGAACAGGGGTAGGCTCTATATCTGTAGGTCCAGGAGGCTCTTTTGCAGCTTTTAGTCCTGTACTATATGCTGACTCTGGAGAAACAGACAATCCAACTGTTGAGTATACAGGTACTTCTGCATCAGGATTTGGTCTTACTGCTGCACAAGCAGAAGAAGTTGATGAAATTCGAGTAACTTTTACGTATCCTCAACTATGGAATCGTAATGAAAAAGGAGAACAGACCGCAGCAACTGTAAGATATAATATGTATGTTGCTGTAGAGAGAAATGGCTCCTTTGACTCTTATCAGTCCATAACTCAAAACGTAGAACATTTAGCAAAAAGTAACGCGCCTCGTATATTTGAAGAAGTAATTGATATGCGACAATATCAACCTTTTACAGATTTTAAAGTAAAAATAACTAGGACTACAAACAACGATCAAGCCTATGACTCTGGCACAAATAGAGTAAATACTAACTATACTACTCAGTCTAACGGGTCTATTAGTTCTTTAAATAGTATTATTAAAGAAAACCTTTCTTACCCTCTTACTGCGATGGCGAAGGTACGAATAAATTCCAAGGATTTTCAAAATGTTCCTACTCGAACATATCATTGTAAAGGTTTAAAAGTAAAAGTACCTTCAAACTATATTACAAGAGATGAAGGCGTTAATAGTGTTGCTACTTACAATCGAAACGTATCTACGGGTGCAGTAACTTCATCCTATCAAGACTGGGATGGAAGCTTCCGTGCGGATAAAATTTATACAAATAATCCTGCATGGGTATTCTATGACATTCTTACAAATAATCGTTATGGCCTTGGAGACTGGCTAAATGAAGATGAAATTGATAAGTATGCACTTTATCGAATTGCAAGATATTGTGATGAGCTAGTTCCTGATGGTAATGGAGGCTTTGAGCCTCGCTTTACAACAAATGCTTACTTCACAAAAGCTTCAGATGCTTATAAGATAGTAAAAGACCTAGCTACTGTATTCCGCAGTATGATCTATTGGATGGATGGAGAAGTATATACCGTAATTGATCAGCCAGGTGATCCTATCTATAATTTCTCAAAATCAAATGTTATTGATGGAGCGTTTGGGTATGAGACTACTGGCAGTAAAACTCGCGCAAATCAAATAATTGTAACTTGGAATAATCCTGCTGCAAATTATAAGCTAGAGAATTTAATAGTAGAAGACCGTGATAATATTATTAATACAGGCAGAATTATATCTGAAGAAGCCGTAGCTTTTGGCGCAACTACAGAAGGCCAAGCACTTCGATATGGTCGCTGGAAGTTATGGACTGCTGTTAATCAAACTGAAATTATCTCTTTTAAGACAGCAATCAATGCAGCTTTTATAGCTCCTGGTGATATTATCAATGTTCAAGATTCTGATCGCTACCCAGGAAACTTAAAGTATAGTGGACGAGTAAGTAATACTGGTACTCGTAATACTACAACAATACCTTTAGATCGTGAAATAGAGTTAAACTCTGGGTCAGATTACGAACTGAGCATTTTATTCACTGACAGCGTTGCTACTCTTGCCCAGGATTCTGCTACTATTGATTCGGTTAGTTACTCCCGCGGAGATATAATTGATGGAGCAACTATTGATACAGAAACGGAAGCTAGTAACATATTGGATGATAGTGGAGATTATGTAGATATAACTTGGAAGCCTTATACCAATGTAGAGACTCAAACAGTTTCTACGGCCTCAGGCACAGGAATAACTTCTCTTACTGTTAGCTCTGCATTTTCTGCCGCCCCAGCTTCAGAAAGTATATGGGTACTTAAAGAAAGTATCTCAAGCGTAGAAGTAAAAGGCTCTAAGAAGATGTATAAGATTCTTTCTATAGGAGAGGATTCTAAAAATACTTATTCAATTACTGCCGTAGAATTTTACAATGAAAAATATGATGCTATAGATGAAGATTTTGTACTTTCTATCCAAGATCCTATCTTTAGCCCTCCTGACTCGATAGAAGCTATTCCAGTGCCTCAAAATGCTTATGTTATAGTAAGCAACTTAAACTCTGGACAAGTAAAAAATGATGTTGTACTATCTTGGGATAACCCTATAGATTCAAACGGTGATTTTTATGACTATGTAGACTATTTTGAAGTTTCTTCAAATATTCCTGGGGTTCCTAATACCCTAAAAGTGCCTAGAAATCAAACTAGCTTATCTGGACTAGACCTTCCTATTGGTACTTTTACTGTGGCTGTTCGTACAATAGCTCAAAATGGTAGAAGATCAGATGCTACAAAAACAACTTTTACAATAGAAGATCCTGCAAAGCAGGCAATTCCTCGTGCCTATGGAATGGCTCTTGGAGGAGTTTTATCTTCTCCTGCATTTATAACTTCAGCAGGTACTTTTACTTTAGAGGACAAAGAATACTCGTTGTCTCCTGCAGGTAACCCACAATTAGTAAGAACATTTGACGGAAGCCCTGCGTCGGAATATACACAAGATTGCAGTAATATTCCTTCTCTAGATTTTTCCACTTTTACTAATGATGAAGCGGAAGCTGCGTCCCATTACATAATGATTGATGGAGATGCTAGTGATCCACTTAAACTTATTAAACACTATAAAGATGAGGACTTAGGCTACTCATATTTTTATAATGCAGGAACCGGAAGCACTACTCATACTAGTAATTGGACTTCTATAGGAACCGTAAGTGTTGCTGCAGAATCAAACAAAGTTACGGGCAGTGGATTTGATAGCTCTTTACAGGTAGGAGACATTATCAAATTTAGTAGTACTCAGGCTGCAAAAGTAGTTTATATTGCTTCAGCTACGGATGTTCGTATAGATAAAAGTTTTACTACTGCTATATCCTCCGTAACAGCATATAGGAATGCGTTTCGATTTAATAAGAACGATGATTCTGTAATTTACTCTGTTAGAAATGATGGAGGTACTTTTAAAGCATACCCAGTAAATCTAATTATTAATCCAGATCTAGGTAAACTAGCAAGAAGTACAATACTTACTGTAAACCCTACATTTCTTAACTTTGATGGAGATGAGACTTTAACTACAGATTATACTAATCTTGTATTAACAGCTACTGCTTTTGGGTACAAAAATCCTGTATTTAAATTTACGGGAGCAGGATTTAATAACTCTGAAATATCTCAAACAGCAGATACTGTTTTTTCTGCTGGAGATAGCACTTTTGTTGCAATAAAAACTCTTGATAAAGTAGATCAGTATAGCCTAACTGATTTAGTATTCTCTGTTACAGTAGCAGAGGAGTTAGATGAGACTAACACAGATAAACAATCTACTGCTGATATTACCATTCCTTTTGTTAAAGACGGGGCAGGAGGTGATGCAGGAAAATTAGTGAGATTGACTTCAGATGATTATTCTGTAGTTTATGATAATACAGGCGCAAACCCTTCACCAAGCGGTACCTTAACATTTACTGCAACGGCGTCAAATTTTACAGATCCTTACTTTAAATTTACAGGTGATGGAATTACAGACGAAACAAGCTATACAGATGGTACAGGCAATACTGATACTTTTACATATAGCATACCATCTACTACTGCCGGGTGGGCAGGTAATCCGCTAACAATTCGCGTAGGGGTATCAGAAGCTGAGTCTTCTACTACAGAGATAGCTTTTGATACAATTTCTATATTTTTTGTCGCTGATGGCGAGGACGGAGATGACGGTATTGATGGCTATACAGTAGTTACAACCAATGCAGCTCATTCTTTTACTGCAGATAGCTCTGGAACTATAAGTAGCTACTCAGACTCAGGCACTTCTATAGAGGTATATAAAGGCGGGGTAGAATTAAATAGTGTAACAGGAACTCCAACGGCAGGACAATTTTCGGTTAGTGTTAGTGCTAGTAATATTACTGCGGGAACGACAAGTGTTTCAGGAGATCCTTTTACAATAGGAGATCACAGTAATATGACTGCTGATACTGCAGTTATTACTTATACCTTGAACATAGAAAATCTTGTAACAGGAACTCAAAAGCAAACTTTTAGTAAATCAAGCGCTGGCGTAGATGGAGTTGCGGGAGCCGATGGTGCAGATGGA